AAAAGAGGAAACTTTAGGAAAAACTATTTTCAACTATTCCTAAATAACCGATAAAATTTTATTTTCTACGCAGTATATTATAATAATGAGTAAAGTAAAGAACGCAAAAAGAAAAGCCAGAATGGCAAGGGGAGGCGTGGATAAAGCGCAGTCTTCTCTCATCCTCGCAAACTCTAAACGGTTAGCTGCTTTAGAAGCCTCCGTTGAAAAAAAATACAATTATACTTGGGGAACTGAATTAGGTGTTGAATCTTTGGATATGTCTACCGCCGCAAGTCGTACTAAGGGTATTACACCCGTCAGAATTGGTACTAATCAAGGAACGGCAGACGTTGACTCTCGCATAGGTGATATGGTCAACCTCAAAAGTATCTTATTTAAATATAATTTACAAATCCTTAATGGAGCATCAACAGCGGCTGAACCCATTAATCGAGTAAGGGTACTTGTCTTCTGGGACAATGACCCTGTTATACCTAATACAGCAGGAACATATATATCTAACCCTCCAGAATGGCAACAAATTTTACAATCTGTACGTATCACATCAGGTGCTGCAGACCCTTCTGTCATCTTAAGTCCTTATGACCACGATAAACGTAATAGATTTAATTTTCTTTATGATGAAGTTCACACTTTAACCCCTATTCTTAATAGCAATGGTGGTCAGTCCAACGCCAGAGGATTAGGCAGCCGCAGTGCTACTAATTCTAATGGTTTTACCAAGTCCTATAAACAAGGACGAAAACTCCGATTTACAGGAGGAGGTCTTATTCCTAATAATAGACAGCTCTACATTGCTTGGATATCAACAGTTAATACCGGGTATCCTTCGCCTCAAATCAACTACTCTATTAAGACGTTGTACGAGGATGCTTAACTATATAAATCAGCCCCCGGCAGGGGTGAGAAATATAATCCCATTTTAAGCGCACGTAAAACCCCGCAGGGGTTTAACTCGCATTACAAATTGAATGATGATATTAGATATAATCATTTAATTACAATTCAACTACTTTCCACCGGTCTTCACTCATAACACTTAAATCAGGTTCAAAGTTCGCGAAACAAATAATATGTGGGCAATTCATCATTACCATTTTACTCTCGTATTTACTCGAGCAGAAAATACCATTTTTAATTTCTTCAAGTGCTGTCCAGTTTATATATCCCTGTGCAGTACGTGGTATATCGTAGATAATCAGATTCGGCGGTTGCTTACAATTCGCTATTTGATACTTAATATCTGCAGATTTCCCTGACACTAATAAAGCTCCTTTTTGAATTACCAAATACCTAACCAATGCGCTTTTTCCTATGTTGCCTACAGCATCCCAATACCAGTGTATACTTCTATCATCTGGCTCGGTTTCAGTCAGTTCAACTATTTTCCGTTGCCAATCATAAAACTGTTCACGTTTAAGACATTTCAACGGTCTAACTATTCGTAATCCTCGTATAAATTGCTTACCAGTTCTGGTGTCTTCTTTCTGTGTATAAATTATTGCTTCTTTAATATTTCTACACGGTTCCCAGTGAGCTTTAAAATCATTTTTAAATATGCTTAAAGGTCTTAACTTGGTCTTAAATTTTACGTAGCCTTGAAGATGTGGTGTCCCGGATTCACCAGTCTCTTCTTGCATTGAAAGTTGTTCTATGGAACTATCCTCCATCAACCGATTAATGTTGTCATCGGTGTGATTGTTTAAGGTAAAAATCCAGTGCTTTGCTGGGGAAATCTGTTTAGTATTACCAGATTTCCCTTTGGAACTATTGGAACTATTTATATCAGTCATTATACTATTCCTAAATATTTAAAAAAAAAGATTGCGGAAAATCACCAAAAAACAGGAAGCTTTAGGAAAAACTATTTTCAACTATTCCTAAATAACCTTCAAAAAAAAAGGTGCGATTAATTTTAAAAAAAGAGGAAACTTTAGGAAAAACTATTTTCAACTATTCCTAAATAACCGATAAAATTTTATTTTCTACGCAGTATATTATAATAATGAGTAAAGTAAAGAAC